CTACCATCCATTCCACAAAAGATTTGCCAACAAGAGCCGCAGCAACAGAGGCAGTAGCAGTAGTCCCAGCAAGAATAACCTGCTCCCGAGGTGGGACTGGGACTTCCCCGATGATTGGTACTTCAATTACAGGTACTCCTAGATTTGTTGTTGGTGGTAAAGCTGGAGATTGTTGTGTCTCAGTGGATGGTTTTATTGCATTAAGTATTGGTCTAATATCTGGAAGTTGTCTTGGAGCTTCTTGTACTGACTCTTCTTTGTTTTGTTCTTGATTCTGCCCCTCTATCATTAGTTTCCACTGCTCTACGGTGGGAACATCAAGAGGATAATAATATGGAAGTTCGGCAGTAGGAACTTCCACAACTGGTTTCTTTAAAGTCTTAGTTACTGGTGGATAAAAAACAGGAGGTTCCACCTGACGAACAGTCGGAACCTCTAACTCAGATACCTTTATTTCTGGTATTTCCATTACCCAATATATTCGTCTAACTTATCTAGAATTTTATTAAGATAACGATGAGCTAACCACTTAGGATCATAACCAGATTTATTCATCCATTCATTATCAAGGTCTTTTTTTAATTTAAGAATTTCACACTTGATAATATCCTTCGTCACATATGACCTTGCCACGATCAGAACAATTTAATAGGTAGAGGAAGGGATGGAATAGCCTGCTCAACTTTACCCTTTACAACTTTCTCAACTAACTTCTCTGGGTTGTTGATTAGATCTTCAACCTTTTGATAAGTAGTCCAAGCTGCATATGCCAAACCCAAACTAACTGCCAAACTTACGGCAGAAAGTGTCAACGAAACATACTTCACAAGTCACCTCTCCTTGGTTGAACGTATCCTTCTCCAGTCTCATCACCCTCTGAAGGTTCTACTTTTGATTCCAGATTTGATACTCTTTCTTCCAGAGATGCTTCTACTGCTGGCTCTTCCCAAAGAGGAGCAACAGCTGGTTCGGTCTTCTCTTCTTCCTCATCTTTTGGTCTGGAATAAACACCAACGTTGGAAAAGTCGTTGGCATTACCACCGCTGTTGGCATTATTATTGGCATTACCAGTTGCATTTCTGCTCAGAGCGACACCAAATCCAGCGAGAGATCCAGAGAAAACTGATGCAATAAAGGTTGGATCGAAGTCCATAATCTTCTGACCGCTTGGGAGCCTTACATATGAGGCTGTGAGAAGACCAGCGGACCAGATCAGAACAGCTACCTTGATTGAATCAGATAACCATTCTCTTTTCTTTTCGTGTTCGTCGTTGATTTCCTGCATAAAAATAGAGGAGCCTGGGCTCCTCTATTTAGGACTCCATGCACGCCACTTGCTTTTTTACTAGAAGCAAGAAACTAGGCGGGAGAGAGTCCCATCCGCACCACCAATTCTTTTAGGAAATTGGAAACCTACTTAGAACTTACAAAGTTATTAATATTCTCGGCAAGTTGTTGAATATACTCAAAAGTAGGAAATGTTGGGAATTCTTTCAAGTTATTTGAGTTAATTTGTTTTTCATTCCACATCGTAACAGCAGCATATTCAGATTGATACTGACGATCTGCTAGTGCTTCTGCTTCCTGAAAAATGTTGAATCTAAGTTCGTAAGGTGTCATAATTTTACTCCTTGTGTGTTTGTGTTGTGTGTAGAAGGGGGGGTTTCCCGACCAGGGTTTTTAACGTGTCTCCATCACGGGCATGTTGGGGATGACTCCACCAGGATAAGTTTTAAGTCGTTCCAGGACTATCAATTACGACCAGTGTCTATAAGCTCCGACCTCAGGATCAGGATCCAACCACTTAGCATATTCGGGATCTTCCATGGCAATCTCAAACTGCATACCATTATCACAGAAATACATATCTTTGTAACGCTTACTCCACTCATTCCATTTCTGGATACGATAGTCAGGCATACCATTAAGATCGATAGTGCCTACAGTAACAAAGCGATATGGGAATCGCTCAAGATATACCTGAACTTTAGCAGGCGTCGTCGTGGTCTGTGAGGAAAGCATAATCACCAAGGAGAGAAGGGTCTGCTGGAACCATCATTACTTTACTACCATCTGGTCTGACTATGCAATAGACCTGACCACTTTCTGTACTGTCCACGAGCTCTTCCAAACGTTGCTCTGCTTCTGCTTCTGTGATTTCGATAATTTCCATATTTGAGTATTGTGTTTGTTTATAGAGTCGGGGCGACAGGGATTGAACCTGTGACCTCTGGTTCCCAAAACCAGCATTCTACCGCTGAACTACGCCCCGTGGCGGAAGTGGTAGGATTTGAACCCACGAACGCTTTCACGTTGCTTGTTTTCAAGACAAGTGCCTTAAACCACTCGGCCACACTTCCATTTGTTGACCCCTGTATTATATAGGGGGTGATGGGGGGTTGTCAACCCCCTCATCTCTTTTCTTTACTTGTTTTGCACTCCAGGCAATCAGTGCCATAAGAGCAAAGTAAAATAGATAATCATCTATCATTACAAGAAAAAATATAATCGCACCACCATACTTCAAGTAATCAGGAAGTGGTAGTTTACTAGCAGCCCACCTTACTTGTTTCTCGAAGATGAAGTACAGGGGTGCTAGTGCAGTGACTACAAACTCACTGTAAGGAACAACGAAGTAAAGAGAAAGAATTACAAAGATTGGAAAGTAATGTCTAGGTGGTATTTTTTTCAAATAAGAGACATATAAATCAATCCACCCCTTTCGGGTACGTGGTCTGTTTTTCCAGAACTGTGTAATCTTTCTCATAACCTATCAGAAACTATAACGAACTTTCACTTTACCACCGAGACCGAAGACTTCGTTTCCATTTAATTTTTGACAATCCAAGTCTCATGGTAGTTCATGATCCTTGGGACTTTCAACTCAAATTCTACACCATTATAAGAAGTTTGGCAAGGGCATCGAAGCTGACCGAGATAAAGTTTCGGATCCTCAGCTTCACATTTAAAAAACTGGGAGTCCTTGACGGAAGAACGAAAGTCCGTTCTCATTAAAGTCTCTGGTCTATAATGCCAAACGTTATACATTAAAGTATAACGATCTATATTACCATCCTGAACACCATGGATATATCTAGAATCAAAAGTAAAAAACTTACCTTCTCCAGGAACTGAGTAGGTAACTTCGGTTGGTTTTCTAGGTTCAAATTGCATAATGTCTTCACCAAACTGAGCCATGTCTAAGACTATAGTTGGTGATCTGTGAAGATTTAAATACGTTACCGTAGATATTAACGGTAGAACATATCTACCATCATTCTTCCGTATGTATTCATCACAATCTACATGAAATGGTAAGAATTTATCTTCGTCATCATATGAATGGAACCACCATTCAAATCCTATTGCAGTAGGAAACTGATCAGCCAAATACATGTCGAAAGAATCCTGGACATACTTCTCAAGGCTATTCACTGGGTCGTCATAGAGACCTACCCAGTGGTTTCCTACCAAATTATATTCTTCTATTTGTTTACACTCATGTTTTAGAAATCCACAAGTATAAGAATCTATAATTTGATCGTAAGATTTAACATTCATTTGATTTGAACATCACTAAGTTTGGTTGTTCGTTTTCTCTGTTCTTCCTTTCCAATTCCAAGCTTGTCAGTATCTTTCGGTTGACCAATTTGGATAATCTGTTTCAGGTCTCTCCCACCGATAACATCTCCCTTAACATAAGTTTGATTGTCGCAGGTGCAAATTTGGAAATCATAAGCATGTCTAGATGTAAGCGTGGTGTTACATCTCTTGCAACGTACTGTTAACATCGTTCTTCTCTATATCTATAAACATAAAAATCATATCGTCGTCTGAAAAATTGTAACCTTCATGAACGTAATCCATAACGTCATATATTTCTGGTTTACCAGGTTGCCAGTATTTCTTTTCACCTTGCCAAACCATATAACAATCTGTAGGATGAACTAGTAAAGGAATTTGTATCCTCCTATACTTCTTACCATCATAAACATTAGGATCTCTGTGAGGACCAAGCTCAGTTCCAGGAAGGAAACATGAAATGGTTGCAAATAAAATCTCATCAGAATCAAGTATGTCCACTATTTCGGGTTCAGTGACTACACTTTCCCGAACTCCACTCCAAGCCTTTCCATGCCCTTTCAACCAACAAAAATAGATATCTTGATTTGAATATCCAACTGAGGTTGGGGCTTTACGGAGAGGAAAGTCTTGTTCTATTGCCCAATTGTATAGTTTATCAATATCAGATCGTTTCATATCTAACCTCCGATGGGCGATACTGGATTCGAACCAGTGACCCTCTCCTTGTAAGGGAGACGCGCTACCGCTGTGCCAATCGCCCTGGCGACTCAGGTTGGGGTCGAACCAACGACCGACTGCTTAGAAGGCAGTTGCTCTATCCACTGAGCTACTGAGTCAGGAAGAGTCAGTACTCTATGTATACTGGACCCTGTTCAATCTTACCCTTAAAGTTCCTATAAAGCTCAATTGCTTTTTGAACTTCACCTTCTGAAACAAGGGTGTGGATCAGATCGATGATGTCATCTTCAGTTTTCGTTCTTTCGATGGTTGTCATGGTCCTGTCCTTTGAACTTGTTAAGTATACCAGGACCAAAGTGCCTATGTCAAGCTTGTCCTGGCGGTTGTTGTTCCAGTACGACAACTGGACAAATTTTTGGGCTCTCTATCCATTCCCACCACTCCTCATAGATGGCATATAGGTCTTCCGTTCTTCCTACTTGATTTAAATATTCCATTCTGTCACCCGACCACTGCACCAAGTCATCAACCAACTTTTGTATATTAGCTGGACGACTTTCCATAGTAGTCTTTCCTCATGTATCTACCGAGAATGTTTGAGTTGTAGAATGCAGGAGCACCGTTCAACTCTTCTATCAATACATTATTTAGGAACAGTTGTTTAGTTTCTTCGTAATTGCAAGAACCTTTTGTTTTATGTAGGCTTATGATCTGTCGTTTGAAGTGTTGCCTTCCGTACTTCTTGACATCATCTTTGAGCTCTGGACAGGATCCGTAATATTTTTTCCAATCAGACTCTGACTTAACCTTTCTAGATTTTCCTCTTGGTGTGCGGTAACTCCAGAAATACTTTCGACCAATATATTTACGATCAGTTTCACTGCAAGTAATAAGATATACAAAACCAAAATAATCTTGAATATCATCTGAACCAAAAACTTTTCCGTTATAGGTCCAAGGGTTTTCATAGTCAATCAGGATATCCATCATCATCATCTTCACTAAAATAACCAGGATCTGCTTTATAGCTATCTACATCTGCATATACTTCTACCTTCAACTCAGCAATTACATCTTCTAGTTCTTCTATCAATTGCTTCAGGCGTCTTTTTTCCATAAAAAATTCCCCGACTACTATATGTAGCGGGGAATATATTTTAAAAGTTTTTAAAGTGTTTTTTACCTTTTCTCCTTACAACTCTTCGTATCTCTGGAGGTTCTTTCCTTATTGGAAATTTCCTTTGCTCTGTAAATATGCCGTCATTAGTAATCATTCTAGTTAAAACTAATAACTGAATCAACAGTTTCATCCCAAAGTTGCAATATAGAGTTGTGCTTCTTGAAGTTTTCTTTGCTTGATGATTTGCTTGCGAATTACATCCAACCAATTCATTTTACTTCCTCCCAGTTCCAATTGTTACATGGACGATAGGAAATACCACGATACTTATTTGGTGGATGAGATGGAGCATGTGTTTCCGAATACCACTTACGGTA